GTCGCTGACTGTGGTAGTTACACACAACTTAAGAAAGTAGAACGCAAACCACGTGCTAAGAAAAAGCAAGCGCCTGAGTTTGTAGCACGTAAAATCAAATACTTAAAAGAATTCCCTGAGCTTAAACTTACGTCAGAAAGCCCAGCTAAGTTAGTTGACTGTAGTGAAGCTTATGTTTACGATACTAAAAAGCGTAAGCTACAACATTATGTAGCAGACGCACACGCTGTAACATTTACTGTTAAAAACAATAGCTTAATTGGTTTTGACTCTACTAACTCAGTGCAAAAAACACTGCGCAAACCAGAAGTGCAGTTAAAAGAGCTGTTAGCCAACGGCAAGCCCGGTGCTCGTAAGTATTTCAAAGACATTCGAGCGACTGAAATTAAACTTAACGGACGTTTCAACGAAAACTTAGTAATACTCAAAGCCTGGTAAGATACCAGGCGATACCTCGTTATCAAGCTAAATACTTAATAAGGAAAGAACATGGCTGATAACGATCTCGTAAGACAAAAATCCGAAGTATTTGAATATGTTAAAACACGCCTAGGTGGCAACATAGTTGATGTTGAACTAGGTGCGGAAGACTACGAGCAAGCTTACCAACAAGCTGTTTATATCTACAGACAGCAAGCGCAAAACGCTATGGAAGAAAGCTATCAGTTTATTACCTTACAGAAAGACGAAACAGAATATACACTGCCTTCAGAAGTAATGAACATCAGGCAAATATTCAGACGCACAGTAGGCTTTGCGCAAGGTCCTTTCAGTCAAAGCTTTGACCCGTTCTCATCAGCTATCTTAAACACTTATTTGTTAAACTTTAACTATTCAGGCGGCTTAGCAACTTACGACTTCTATACACAATACGTTAAACAGGCTGCACGTATGTTTGGCGGCTACTTAAACTTTACTTTTAATCCAGTATCAAAAGTAATGCGACTAATCAACTATCCTAAAGGACAAGGTGAAACTATCTTGCTATGGGTAGACAACTTAAAACCCGAGATCACGCTGCTTTCAGACTGGCGTATCGCTCCTTGGATCCGTGATTACACTCTAGCAGTCAGCAAAGAAATGATAGGCAATGCTCGTGAAAAATTCGCTACGATAGCAGGCCCAGGCGGAGGCACTAGCTTAAACGGTGCTGCGCTCAAAGCCGAAGCCAAAGAAGACATACTAAAACTACAACAAGACTTACGCAACTTCGTAGATGGATCAATGCCAAGTTGGTGGGTCCAAGGCTAACAGTTTCACCAATTTATTTGCGCTACTAACAGTATTTGTATAAAATACTTGTAACAGGAGAGGCAAATATGTCAGCAACATCAGATAAGCTCAAAGAATTATTAGCTAAAAAACAAGCTCAAAACCCAACACCTAGTAAAAAAGGTAACAAGTCAATGCCACAAACGTCCAAGGCAACGCCTCCGCCTAAGGGTCCAAATAACCCGGGCGTTGGTGGCACCAAATTAGTTAAACGTGCCGGTAGAGGCCGCTAATGGCTAAACAAGTATTAGGCATAGTAGGCTTTGCAGGGTCAGGCAAAGACACTATCGCTGATTATCTCACTAACTTCCACGGCTTTAGACGCGACAGCTTTGCCAGCAACTTAAAAGATGCGGCCGCAGCTGTGTTTGGCTGGGATCGTGACTTGCTAGAAGGTCGCACTAAACAAAGCCGTGAATGGCGCGAACAAGTAGATGTTTGGTGGTCCGAACGATTGACTATGCCGGGATTAACTCCTAGACTAGTATTACAGCAGTGGGGAACTAACTGCTGTCGCGAGCATTATCATGACGATTTATGGATCGCCAGCTTAGAAAACAAACTGCGTAAAAGCCAAGACGATATAGTTATATCAGATGTTAGATTTCCCAACGAAGTTAAGATGATTAAAAGCTTAGGTGGACAAGTTATCAGAGTGCGTCGTGGACCTGAGCCTGACTGGTATGCTACAGCATTAAGAGCTAATTTGGGCAGTGAAATAGACGGCCAAAGGCTTAAAGATTACCGTGTACACATATCAGAAACTGCTTGGATCGGCACTGATTTTGACCTTGTGCTGGACAATAACGGCACTATCGACGAGCTTTACTCTAAACTAGAAACTATAATTGTTGGTCCGAACGAACCCACGCACTTTCATTATACTGTAGCTCAACCGCACAGTTATGACACACAGTCCTAAGATTAGTTAGGCTGACGTCGTGTAAATTCCCATTACGATGATATACCATTAATTGTCGTAATATCTTAGGTTTAAATCCGCAAACATCACATTCACGTTTTAATTGATACCCAGCTAGTTGCCAACGAGGTTTTTGAGCTGGTAATTTTTTGTTTCGCCTATTACAAGCGTTACATCGAGTCCTGTAATATATCTTACCTTTACGGTGCAATAATACAGCTCTAGGATTACGATTACATACAGAACAAAGTGGGCGCATACTAGTATTTAAGCCAAAAGCTTACAGTAAGGCACCTTTAAACACCAAGTTTTTGCAGTAACGCATAAATATCATTAACCGCTTTTTTAAAGGAAAACACAAAAATGGCAACTACACTATTATCACCAGGCGTATCGGTAACCGTTACTGATCAAAGTCAATATTTACCCGCCGCAACGAATACAGTTCCTTTTGTCTTATTAGCAACTGCTCAAGACAAAGTATCTGGCACTAGCACAAGTATTGCTCCAGGTACAACCCTAGCTAACGTAAATCAACTTTACTTATCAACTAGTCAAAGAGATTTAGCTACAGAATTTGGTAACCCACTATTTTACACAACAACAACTGGCACACCAATCAACGGTGATGAATTAAACGAATACGGCTTACAAGCTGCTTATTCAGCACTAGGTGTAAGTAACCAATGTTTTGTTTTACGTGCTAATGTTGATTTAACAGCACTACAAGGTTCAGCAAGCCGCCCAGAAGGCACTCCACCTAACGGCAGTTACTGGTTGAATACTAGCACAACTAACTGGGGTTTATTTTCATATAACCCAGCACAAGCTAGTTCAGCTACATATGGTTTTACACAACAAACTCCAATCGTTATTACAGAAGCATCACAAGTATATCAAGGCGCTCCAGTAGCAAACGTAGGCGGTGCTCCAGGTTCTTATGCTGTAGTTGCTACTACTACACAAAACCAAGTGTATTTTAGAGTCAATGACCCATCAAGATCTACATTTAATCAATGGGTTGAAGTAGGCACAACCGGTTGGCAACAATCAATCGCATCATTAAACTCACAAGCTATATCAGGTGCAGTTGGTGTCAGCGGCCACTTGTATATCAATGGTGGTAACGTTCAAGTTTTAAATACTGACACAATCGCTACGATTGCTGCTAAGGCTAATGCAGCTTTGCTTACAACTGGTGCTAATTTAGTAGATACACAAGCTGTTGCTTATAACAATATGCTAAACTTATACGGTGACAACAATACTAATCCAGATCACGCAGCTAATACATTACCAACTGGTCAATTTAGTATCGCTGGTAGCCCCACAGTTATTGATGCATTGTATGGCATGGACAATACTATCGGTAATTCAGCTGCTTATCAAGTTACTGCTAATCTTTTCCAAGTTTCATTTACTTTATCAGGCACATTTACCGGCGGTGCTCCAACACCAGGTCAAACAGCAGTTATAACAGGTGCAATCCCAACAGCGTTTGATGGTACTCTTACAGTTGTTAGCGGAACTTCATCATCAGTAGTGTTACAAGGTTATGCAAGTGCTTTCCCAGGAAATGCAATTTCAGCAGGTACTGTAACAGTTGCTGGAACTAACGTAGGTACAATCGCTAGCGTAACTGGAATCACAACTCCAGCTACAGCAGTTCCAGTAGTAACTTTCGTTAATGTTGCAACTACAGCAGCTCCTGCAGCTAATGTTTATTACAGTATTACTGAAGGTGCTGATACTGCTAATGCAACAGCAATTAATCAATATGCTTATGCTACAGCAACAAATTACACAAACGGAACAGCTACAGTAACATTTAACTATCCACAAGGTAGTGGTAGTGTGTTTGATTGGAATGAGTTACAAACTGCTACATCAACACTTACATTAGCAACAGCAGTTAACTTAACTCCAGTTGAAAACTATGGTGTTCCAATAGCACAACAATCACCACATACACAAGTTCCAATGTGGGGTCCAGGTCAAGCAACACCAAGACCAGCTGGTTCAGTATGGAATAAAACAACTCCAGTCAACGGTGGTGAACTATTAGTAATCAGTCACTTTAACAGCGCAACAGGTGCATGGGTTGGACAAAACTGCCCACTTTATGCTAACGATGCGGCTGCATTAAACTCATTAGATCCAGCAGGCGGAGGCTTAAATATTGCCGCTGGTGCTACTTACGCACAAACAGGTGCGCTAGGTGACGGTAGTATTTCAGCAGAAATATTTGAACGTTATGCTCAAGGCACAACACAAGTAACTGGTGCTTTAGTTAACCCATCATTTACTAGTGGCGATCAATTTACTATTTCAATTAGTAAAGAAGGTTCTAGCACAATGACAACACCAGCGACAGTAACTGTTAACGGTACTAGTGCTAATGCATTTGTTACAGCAGTAGCATCAGCTGGTTTAACACAAATCAATGCTTTTGTAAATGCATCAGGTTATATTGAGCTTATACATAATCAAGGTGGTGTAATACGTTTAGCTGATACAACTAATATTAATACATCCGCTACAGCTACAGCAGTTGAAAATGCAGGCTTTAGTCCAACACTAGTTCCAAACGTTAAATGGGTAATACCAAATGGTTCTAATTCATTTACATCAGGTGTAGATTTAAGTAACTGGGTAGGTGCTAATACATTTACATACACAGCTAGTGACTATGCTCCATTCCAAAATCCAGCTAACTTGACACTTTGGTATGACAGCACAGTAAGTGATTGCGATATCTTAATACACACAGGCACAGCTTGGGTGGGTTATAAGAACGGTGGTACAGATATCCGTGGTTATAACTTAGGATTAACAGATCCAAATGGTCCTATAGTTAGCCCAACAATGCCAACATTACAGTCTGACAATACTCCGTTAGAACTAGGCGATTTATGGGTTAATACTAGCGACTTAGAGCTTTATCCATATCTCTATCGTTGGGAAAATGTGATGGGTCAATCACAATGGGTATTAATTGACTTAGCAGATCAAACAACACAAAACGGTATCTTGTTCGCAGATGCACGTTGGGGCACTAGCGGTGCAGTTGATCCTGTTAATGATCCGTTACCAACAATACAATCACTCTTAACCAGCAACTACTTAGACTTAGATGCTCCGGATCCAACACTATATCCAAATGGTATGTTGTTATGGAATATGAGACGTTCAGGTTACAATGTTAAGAAGTATGAAGCTAACTACTTTAACAATCAAACATTTGGTAATGCAGGCGCTTATAATCCTGCAGAACCAACTAACACAAGCAACTTGCCAGAGTATCCATATACTTGGGTAACTGCTTCAGGCTTACAACCAGATGGTTCAATGTATGCTGGTCGCAAAGCGCAACGTGCAATGGTAGTTCAAGCGCTACGTGCTAGTGTTACTACTAATACAGATATACGTTCACAAGCATATCAATTTAACTTGATTGCTTGCCCAGGTTATCCTGAACTTATTCCTGACTTAGTTGAACTTAATAATGATCGTAACAACACATCATTTATTATCGGTGATACTCCAATGAGATTGCCAGCTGACAGCGCAACATTACAGGCTTATGCTACAAATGTACAAACTGGACAAACATTACCTGAAGACAATATTACTACTGGTGATCCATATGTTGCAGTTTACTGGCCATCAGCATTAACTACTGATAACCAAGGTCAAGAAGTTGTTGTTCCACCATCAAACATGATGATTAGAACATACATACGTTCAGACGCTGTAAGTTATCCTTGGTTTGCTCCAGCTGGTGTGCGTCGTGGTGTAGTTGACAATGCAACAGCTATTGGTTACATTGATGCACAAACAGGTGAGTTCTACCAAACAACAGTAGGACAAAATGTACGTGATATTCTTTATCCAAACGATATCAACCCAATTACATTTATTCCTGGTGTAGGTATTGTAGCTTACGGTCAAAAAACACGCTATGGTAGCAGTTCAGTTACTTCAGCACTTGACCGTGTTAACGTAGCTCGCTTAGTTGTTTACTTACGTAATCAATTACAAGCAGCAGTTCAACAATACTTGTTTGAGCCAAATGACAAGATTACTTGGGCATCTGTAACTAACACAGTTACAAGTTTACTCAGTGATATTGCAGCTAAACGCGGTTTATATGATTATCTAGTAGTTTGCGATAGTACTAATAATACTCCAACTACTATCGATCAAAATGAACTATGGATTGACATCGCGATTGAACCAGTTAAAGCGATTGAGTTTATCTACATTCCAGTTCGTGTTTTAGCTACAGGCGCTATTAAAACAACAGGTTAGTAGGAAAAAATATTAGGGAAAACGGGCTAACCACCCGTTTTTACCCGACATAAACAACTAAATATTATTAAGAAAGAAAGTTTTAAG